CGCGGTGAGAACGAACGTGGAGCCGGTGATACTTACGTTGCCGCTCGAATCCGCCGTGATCTTCGGCGCCGCCGCCGAACTGCCGCCGATGCCCAATTGTTTGAACCAGGCGCCCTCATAGCCGCCCTCCACACCGATAAACCCGATCTGCACACCGCTCGCGTTGTAGACCGCGAACTTCCCCGGCTTCGATCCGCCCCCGCCAACATTGATGACCGTCGCGTCCAATTTGGCACTAGACACCGACCCGGCATAGATCTCATTCGCCGTAACCGCGTTCGTCGCGATCTTGCCAGCAATAACCGCATTGGCGGCGATCAAATCGGAGCTGATGGCTAGAGCTTGAATTTTTGGTGTACTAATGGCCCCCGTTCCGATCTTTGTCTCGGTGATAGCGCCCGCATTGACCTTGATTTCCGTGATGCCCGACGTATTCACATCGAACACTCCGCCGATGGAGGCGAAGGTCGCGGCCACGGAAGCTCCCAGAAACTTGCGAAGATCCAGTTGGCCCGCCACATTGCCGACGATGATGTCCTCGGTCGGAGTGACTCCAGACTGGTAGACGTTCACGTGGTTGTTCGTATCGACGCCGAAACCGCCCACCGTGTACGTCGTTGCCACAATCCCTACAGGCAACTCAAACACAATCGGACTGATCGCTCCCCGCGCGCGCTCTTCCCAACTCCCACCGCTCAGCTTGATCTGAATCGACAGCGCGCCCCAGGTCGCAACGGATGGCTTCGTGAACGCCACCGATACGCTGGCCTTGTACGTGCCGTCCGCCTGCGCCGGGTAACTCACGGTCACATCGAAGCCCGTCACCTGCGACGTGTATTCGGACCCTGCGCTCCCGAGCGTCGGTGGATTCCAGGTGTATGGCAGCGTCGGCGTGACGCCCGCAGAGTAGGTGTTCCGGCGCCCGAGCGTGTCCACTGAGAGAACATAGAACGTCACATCCTCGGCAGTTGTCGGCCAATGCGACGATTCCCACTCAAAGCGGTTGAAGTCCAGGCCGCCGAGTTGATAGTGCGTCCCACTTCGGATGATCCACAGCGACCCGCCCGCATAGCGTACATCGCCCGCTGGTGGCGTCCAAGTGAGGGTAGCGCGAAAGACTTTCTGGCCATCTGGGTTGGTGGTATAAACTACGTTCGAGATAGCGATGCCCGTGACTACAGCGGAGTATTCAATGCCTGCCGTTCCAAGCGTCCGATCCACCACTAGATCCACGTGAGGGCAATCCGTGATCGGCGCGACCGTATCGCCCCCAAACATACTCTGGATCACTACGCGCACCGCTTGCGGCGTTACCGGCCATGGCCAGGAGATATAGAGGCCAGCCGTCTCGGTCAACGGATCTTCGCCACCAAGCTGCTGGATGTTGCCCTCCGCACCGTAGTTCAGCAACAGCGTCCGGGTCTTGATATAGCGGGGAATCGCCGGATGTGTCCAGGTGGCCGAGATGCCCCACTGTTCGATTCCATCATCGCCCAGTCTGGTGATGATGTCCGCGTCGAAGTTTTCCACATAATCGGACTTCGGCAACGTTTCGAGCGTTACTTTAGGGCCAAGCGGAATCCCGGTAGGCGTCTGGCGCATTACGCCCTGTCGGTCGTAGCTCGCCGCAATGAACATCCATGACTCAACCGGAATGGGCACGCTGGCTAATGCTACCGCAATGGTGTCATAGCGATAGCGAGTACCCTCCGTGTCCTCTGCGAACTGCTCTAGCTTCTGAATCTCCGTTAGAGGCGTGTAAATAAACCCGCCTATTCCGTCCGGGCGCTTGAGCCAGATCTGTACTCCAGACCAGTTAAGCCGGTCGATAGGCAACATACATCCCCAGTCAATGAGCATGTTCTGCCGGGTTTGATTCCAGTACATCGCGGATGTAAAAGTTCCGTCGCCGTTAGAGATCCCGGCGCGGAAGAGAAGGACATTAGGCGCGGGCTCCGCGTAAGGGTTGTCGGGTAGGGGATCTGGTAGTACATCAGCCGGCTTCGGCCCGATGGCGTGATTGTACATGCTGTCCGTGGTGGTCTTAGCCTCAACCTCGATTGAGTAGTCCGGGTTGAGCCGCCACGACCATACCCGGAACTTCCCAGCGCCACCGGGCATGTCGTCATGAGTCGAAGAGCAGACCATCCCCGGTTCGACATTCAGCGCAAGCGCAGTAGTCCTGAAACCAAGCTGCCGAGACGCCCTCCACTCGGCTGCTGAGATGCCGCCCACTTCCTCTCGCAGCCGGGTGGTAATGATGCGCGCCGCCTGTGACTTCGAGAACGTGCCGACTAAGTTTATCTGCGACCGCAAGCGCACGGCCCCGGACCCGCCGCCCAGCAACGTAGCGTGATCCTGGTCGTACAGCGGCATGGTGCGCAGCGCGAAAGCGTACTCCTCGTCGGCAAACGATGCCGAGAGATCATTGAATCCCGCACGCGCGGGCCCGAGTTTCAGCGACTCGAAGAGGATGTTCCCGATTGTGAATGCTTCCACCACCGAAGAATTGATGCGAATTCCCGGCTTGAACTTTCCGAACGCGAATGTGTAATACCCGAGGCAGTTTGCCAGCACCTCCGCCAGCCAATCCCGCAGCGGCTTCTCCTCCTGAAGCACGCCACGAAACTTGAACTGAGTTTCGGTCTCGACTTCCATTTGAGACCAATAGCCAGGCGTATCAATTACCCATTCGCCCGTGCCTTCATCCCAATGGCCTTCTTCTGGTGTCCAGATGCGCTGATACTTCGTCCAGATTGGCGCAACCAGTAGATCGCAAATGAGTGCCGCGCCTTTGGGTATTTCACCTTCTAACGTTGCATCGGCGCAGGCTTTCACGTCAAAAAACTGAAGTTGCGTTGCGGCGTCCGCATTGAAAACCCCCCGCGCGCGTAAAACCATGTTGACGGCAATCCAGATGGGGTTAGAAAGCGTTACTTTCGCTACGCTACGATTGAATATCTCGTGGTCGCCAGAGTCCGTCCATGTCCAGCCTTTTAGGCCAGCCGTTACTACGGCCTGCATAGAGTGCTCGGCAAGTGCCGAAGGCTGGAACCCCTTGGCATCTACACGGCGCACTTCCTGCCATGCTGTGGTAGCCGCATACACACTATCCAGCACCTCCCCCGGTTGCCCGGTGGACAGCACGAATTCTTCACCAGCAACAGCCGGATTGGTCCCGAGCACCTGGCGTAATCCGTAGGTAGGGTTCTGTGTCCCGAATCCATGATGAGGCTGCCCATCAAGCGTTGGACCCTGATAGGTGTCATCAATCATAGCCCCTGCCGAGAGTCCCCCAAGCGGGCCTTCCCCGACTACCCCGAGCGCATCGTAGAAATTGGATTCCTCACGCCCCGAGACTAGTTTGCAATTGACCGGCATTGCGGAGTCAGTGTAAATCTCTGGGAGCACCTGATCCGCAATGGTCTCGGCTTGAAGCGAAACGCTTGTAATGGATGATCGTCTGTATCCCCATGTGCCCGTGGAGTTATCCTTAATGCGAACACTCGTAGTTGGCGCGTTAACCCCGCCGAAATGGAGGCGCATCCCATGCGAGGCGCATCCATTCGCCCCGGTCAAACTCTTGTCACATGAGGCCGGATCGCCACCGCTGCCTTCTGCGGTATAGGGGCAATTCTCACCATCATCGAAAGGCCATGCACAAGTATGAGAGCATTTGCGACCAGGGTAAGACAACCCCATTTCGTAGATGCCGTCCGAGGCCGACAGTCCGAACTCCGGCCCTTCATCCAGCGCCCATCCGGTGACGTGGCCCTTCCAGAGATCGCACTTGATCCCGGAACCCACGTGGTACAGCGAGAATTCAACCGAGGCCCGAACTAGATCGGTGTCGTTCGCCAGCGCCCGCATGACGCGATCCGCGTTCCCGAAGACGAATTGAGCGTCATCCGGCTGACCCTCCATGCCCTGCGAGATACCCTCCCACCGCAAGAGCCGGGCCTGGTAGAGTTGCCCCCCCACTTCGCAGCGGCGGTCGGAGACGTAGATCGTCGGGTACTCGCTCTCAAGCGACTGGATCTTGATGAGCGGGATAATGCGCTGAACCTGCGCGAGCAGCGCGGTCTTGAGGTCAGCAGACGGGAACCGCGTCACCGTGGAACTGACCGTGTACTCCGGGGTGTCCGTTCCGACCTCGACTAGCGTCACCCCAACAGAAGCTACCGCCGCGCCCAGCATCTCAACTGTCAGCGGGGCATTGTCGAAGCGCACGGTGTACTGCGTAGTGGCGCCCGCCTGATCGTCGGGGGCATTGTACAGGAAGATCCCGGCAGGCCCGTGTATCGTGTCCCAGAAATCTACCAGTGCGGCGCGGTCGGTATCGGTCAGATGGCGATTGATAACGTTGAACCGGATCGCTCCATCACCCAGGAGGTAGCGTTGTTCAATCTTCGTATCGCCAGAACCGAAGCGATGAACGGCCACCTGGGGCTGGATCGCGCGCCCGTGGGGATAATCGACCGCGAGCGGCCACACCTCCGTCGCCTCAAGTTCGGGAATCTCGACGTTGCCGAGATGCTCACTCATGCGATCTCAACCAGTTCTAGACTGCCGCCGCCCCGCCCCAGTTCCAGCGCGTCCTGCCACGGCCCCTCAAAGCGCACAATATGGCGGCCCGTGGTTTCCTCGCCGGTAGGATCATGAGTAAAGTTGCTCTCCCATGGGTCATACATCATGAACGCCTCAAGCGGCCCAAACCTCGCAATGTAGAATGCGCGGAACGCCTGCCGAATGGCATTGCTCCACCTGCCAGAGAAGCGCCACTTCCCGCGGTTCCCGGTGGACTGCGCCGTGGATTGAAATTCCCCGTTGACGTACTGATTAACTAATACGGGCCGCTCATGAACGCGCGTGAACTGCCGGCAGAGGATGCGCGGGAGAACCGTGGCGGGAACTGCCGCTGCTACGTTACCTGGCATCTTAGGCTCTGATTGTATTCGGAGAAAGTGAACTCAAGGCATACTCGGTACGCCGGTAGTTTGACTGGCTGGCCTTCAGCGCCCCATCCGCAACCACACGACCGTTCTGGAGTACCGCCGTCCCCACCGCCCGCCCGTCGATACTGAGTGGGATGACGACCGTTCCGCCGCCTCCACCCGAAACCGGCGCAAGGCTCGCCGTGGGGCTGCTCTGGCGGTAGAGGGAACCTGAGATTTGCACCATCGAAACGGGCTGCATCCGCCCGCTGATGCTGCCCGCGCCCATGCCCTGTCCCGTGGACATGGCGTACAACTCGACCAGATCTCGGACCTCCTGGGTCCTGATCGCCATATCCAGGTTGCCGCCGTAACCCTGCTTGGCCAGCGCGACGATTTTCTCCAGGACGTT